AAAGCGTTGAAATTGGAGGTTCGACAATGAATAAACACCAACAAAAAGTGGCAAAACAAATAGCCGGTTCCTGGTTTCGGTCATTCGCCGCCGCCGCCATTGCGTGCTACATGGGTGGCGTTACCGATTGGAAATTGGTAATGAACGCCGGATTGGCCGCCGTGTTACCGGTTGCCTATCGTTACCTCAACCCCAAAGACCCATTGGGGCGGTAATTGGGCAAATGGCTAATCATCGGAGGACTAGCCGTAATTTTAAGTGGGTGTGGTTATGACGGGTCCGTTAGATACCCCTGCCAAGAATTCAAAAACTGGACGGCACCCGAGTGCCAGCCCAACGGCGAATGTGAAGCAACCGGCACCTGCACTTTTCAATTATTGGATTGATCGCATGGAACACAAACCCCAACGGCGATTAACGCCCGAGGACATCCACGCGCGATTAATTCTCATCATTGGTGGAACATTGGCCGCCACGTTTTTTGTATTGGTGGTGGGCGCGGTGTGGGCGTTGGTTTTTGTAACCCAACGTGTTATTCAATATAAAACTATCAATTATAGGTTCCTGGGTGGTAAATGTGGTGCGCCAAGAATTAGGCGAAATGGAATGGGCAATGCCAAAAATTTGCAATGTTTTGGTCAAATTGGTGCCGTTGGGTTGCGCTTGGGAAACCGTGATGGGGTCAAAAAAATCCAAATCCAATGCGGCGGCAATGCCGGTGGCGTAATTGGGCGTGTATAAATCTAATGTAATTGAATCGCACCGCACCGTGGTTTCCGCTCGGGAGGCCACATACGCTTGGGCGTAGTTTAAAGCTTCGGCGGTGGTCTGCATTAAAAGGTTTTGTTGATTGTAGGAATGTAAAAAATATTGATCAATGGAATCTTGATTTTCTGCCGTTTGTTTAGCCAATCCAATGGCGGTTATGTTGGCTTGATTAAAAATCAAATCATCATTAAGGACCCATTGGGCGTTGGTGTATTTGATGGCGGTTCCGGTATCGTCAAATGCGGTGGGCGTTCCTCCCACGCTCGTTTGGGTAAATTGCCTATCCCTAAACACCGCGTTGCCCTGCACATCGGCGTACATGGCACCGTATTCACTTAATTGGCACACGATCAATGCATTAAGTGCGCTTTGAATATCCGATGGTGTTAATTGCAAGGTCGTTAATCCCGTGCCAATTTCGCGCATCGAATTGGGCCAACCCACGGCATCCAATATTTTATTAACGCGGGCACCGGATAATTCACCGGCGGTTTGACCGGTAACGCCCGCAATTTGACTAAGGTTCCACAAATTCATGGCATCCACGGCGGTAATGGTGGTGTAGGAAACCTCACCCGTTAAACGGGCTTGGGTGTATTGGTACCCCGTGGTGTAACCGCTAAATAAATACCGCAAGGTGCCGGATGTGGCCATTACTTGAATTTTCCGCAACGGTTGCAATGGATAGTACGGGCTAGCCGTGTTTTGCGGATTCCACAAACCCTGCTCATCCCGCAAACGCACGGTTAGGGTGCCCGCTTGGAATTGGTCGGCCAATGGGTTTCGCCCACGCCGGATTTCCACGCCTTGTATTTGGTCTGAAATATCCACCACAACGGATTGGGCATCGCCCAACGCATCCACGCCAATAATGCCCGTGCCAATAACCAAAGTATTGGCAAAACTTGCCCCGGATGAAAAATTTACTTCAACCCGTAACGTGGGGACCGTCATGACCAAAACCCGGCGGGCACGGTGGTGTAGCCATTTCGGGTGGCCATAGTGATGTAATTATTAATGGTCCGAACTAAGAAATCTTGGTCCCCAACAATGCCGGCATTTACATTTACCGTTACTGGTGGCGCGGCGGGATTGCTTGCAGCTTGATTCCGCACCTGGGTTGCCGGGTCCTCAATTGCTCCAAACGATGATGTGGCCGGTGGCGGCGGTGTGATTGCTCCCATTGCCGGCGCTTGCAATCCCGATGATGGAACACCCAAATTTTCTAAAATTTCGCGTGGTGCGGTTACGGTAACGCCGCCAACGGTAGCGGATGCGTATTTGGCTTTTTCCCGTGCATCGGTTAAAAACTTTTCATAATCTGCTAATTGTCCGGCCAATGTTGTTTTTAAACTTTCTTGGACCTTTTTTTGATCGTCTATTTGTGCCAATGCAGATTTAGCCGATAAACCAATAATTTTGTTGTAATAGGTTTCATCGTCATTTGCATTTTCATTGCGTAAGGCTTCCAAACCTTGCACCAATGCGCGTTGTTCGGCCGTCAGGTCGCGGGTCAATGCGGCGGCAATTTGGTTGCGTTGCGGGTCAAACAATTCGGCCAATTTAGAACGTTTTTGTAATTCCGTGATTTTTTTAACCACCGGGTCCACGGTGCCGGCCCATTTTTTAGCGGGGGCAATATCAAATAAACGGCCCCAACCAATGCCCCGCATCAAACGCATGTTGCGCCCGGTTTCCGATGCCTTATCGGCGGCCGTGGTAAATGCATCCCCAATTTTTTTAATGGCACTTAAAAAGAATCGGCCAATAAATGATTGTTTCATGTCGTTTTCCAATTGAGTGAAAAACGTTTTTAGTAGGACCGGCAAACCGCGCAAAATGTCGCCAATCTTCAAACCGATATTTTCAATAGCATCGCCCAAATCTTGAATGGAATTTGTTTTGGTAAATCCTTTGAGGAAATCCAATAATCCTTCACCAATGTTTTCCAATGCCTTTGAAATGCTTATTTTAAACACTTCCATTTTGCCGGCAAATGAATCCAAATTATTAATGGCTGCGCCGCCAAATTCCGCATTGAGTTGGCGCATAATCGCTTGCATGTCCTTAGCCTTAATGGCCGCTTGGTCTAATCCGGGAACCAATTTATTAATGGCGGTTAAATTGCCCGCAAATCCTTTGGCAAGGGCATCAGCTACAACGGCAACATCATCACCCGTAATGGCCGAAATATCCAACGCCAATTTCAATGCATCTTGGGCATCGGTCAATTGTTTGGTTACTCGCACCAATGCATTAAATGATGGAATCAACACATCATCGGCCACCGCCGCTTGGCGTTCCAATTCGTCAATGAAACGATTTACCGATGGAATGGCGGTTTTGTATCCCAAATTGTTTAGGGTGAAACTCAATTGTTTGTTTAATTTATCTTGTTGGCGTGCGGCATCGGCGGCCTTTTTGGCCAACGCAACAACGCCGGCACCAATGGCGGCAAATGTTAATTTTTGGGCAAGGGTGGTTTTGCCAAACGATTTGCGTAACCGGGCCAAACCTTTTTCAGCTGCATTAATGCCCTTAGCACTAAACGCCGTGATGATGGAATATTTGATGGCCGGTTGGCCTGACTTGACCGCCACGTTATCCCCTCAAATTCGGTAGTTTGGTGTAGGTAATTCTAGATGCATTTTCCAATGCGGTAATGATGCGGTCCCGTGTTTTCTTTTCTTTTCTCATACCGGCGGCAATCACCAAACGCCCTTGCTTAAATCGCACCACAATGCCCGATTGTCGCTCAATACGATCAATAAACCATTTACCGGCGTTGGGGTTATCGCTTTGTGAATAGGCTTTAGAACGCGCGTTTTTTCTTTTTGCACCGGAATAGTGGGGCCGCCCATTGGGATTGCGGGAACCGGCTACCTCATACACCATGCCGGGTGCGCTCGTGTTTAAAATGGAATACATCCCGACAAAACCGCGCCGGTTCATTTTTTGTTTTCCCAAACTAATGCGAATTCCCGATTTCATTTCGGATGGGTCAAATGCCAACCTATACCACACGGTGTTAGGTTTTTCGCTAGCCCACCTGGACAATCCCGGGGGTGGGCTATTGGGCACCAACGTTTTGGCATCATTTTGAATCTCGCGTAATGCATCTTTTATTTGGTTGTTCATTTGGTCATATACGACACGGTGGACGTTTTTTAAAACGCTCAGGGTTTCGCTAAGGCCTTCGATGTCGTTTGGCATGTGCGGTTTCGGCCCTTCCCTTGTCGTTCAACACGCGAATGAATTGCGCCAATAGGATGGGGTCCATTTCGATAAATTCACGCGGTGAAATCCCCGTGTGAACCGCCAAATTGGCCGCCAAATAATGCATGGTGTTTTTGCCGGCCAATCCTATAAAGGGCTACCGTCCACCACCTCAACCGATTCCAATAAGGCTACAAACGCTTCACCAAATGGCGGGACGGTCTGCCCTGCACCGTGCAAGGCTATCCACGCCAAATAATAAATATCCGATTGGGAATCAATTGCGGTAACGCTTTTTTTCTGCGCTTTTTCAAACTTATATTGCACCAATGGCGAAATATCATGGTGTGAAATCTCGCCATCGGCTTTCGTGATTTTTAATTGTGCAATTGCCATTGTCTAGCCCTCCAATGTTGTTGTTACGGTGTGGTGTCGCGGACGATCGCACCGGAAACGGGCCATGTGCAATCGGCCGTTCCTAACGCGCTTACATCGCCATTAATGTCGGTGAAATTATCCACCAAAACACTAAATTGAAATTCCGGGTTTGATGCGGATACCGCATCGCCGGTTTGCTTTAGGGTTACGGCGGCAACCGTGCCCACTAGCGGCCCAATCGTTTGGTTCACTTCACTTGTTGCATTATCGAGTAGAAATGAAACGGTTAGGCTTGATGCTTCCAACCCTGCCACGTAGGTGTGGCCGGCGCTGGATGCGGTAGTCATTGCGGTTGTTTCCAATTGGTCAAATGTTCGGTTGAGGCTAACGCTGGTAACGTGGTCGCTCAAATCCACACCGCCAATGGTGAAAACAACTTTATTGTTTAGAAATACGGCCATTTAGTCGTTATCCTCCATTTTCTTGCTTGTTGTTTTTTCGATGCCGATGAATCCACCGGCTAGCAGAAACTCAATGTTGAGGTCCTGCAAATCTTCGGCATCCACTTTAGAACCGTGCGGCAACACACGATCTTTTTTTAATCGGATGCCCTTATGACTTAAAATAATATATTTCATGTTGAACTCCATGTTGTAAGTATTTCCACGGTGATTTCCACGCCCAATAAATCACCCGTAACCAATGAAACGTTCACCGGTGCGGAAACATCCGAAATGTTTAATGCATAAGATGCATTGCCCAATTTGTCTATTGCTTGATACACAAAATTTTCAATGGTGTTTAAATTGCCTTTGTTGTCCAACATCGGAACAAATAGTTGCACAATAAAACGCGCCAACGGGGCAATGGTGATGTGGTTATTGTTGTTGGGCACAATGTACGGGTCGGCCGGCAAAATCACGCATGAATTGGCCAATGGCGTTTCCGGTGGAAATTCAAAAATGGACCACACGCCGTTATTGGTCAATGTGGTGGCGAGGGTGGAACGTAGCGTGGTAATGGCAGGTGTTGGCATAACTACCCTATAAGCGCCGTTGGGGCTAAATATCCGGCGAGTAACCCACGGATTCGCGCCAAAAGTGTGTTGCCCCTCCGAAATGGGCTTAGGGCGAATCCATCAATGGTTGCCGCTTGGCCCCCGGCCGCTTGTCGCGCTTGCCAAATGTCCACGGCCAACATCAATGCCGCTTCACGCACGGCCGGAACGGTTGCATAATCAATGTGCGTGGTTGCACTCACGGTTGCCGGCGGTTGAATTGCGTGTTTTGGTTCATCGGTTGCATTATTTACCGCGTATTGGATGTAATAGGTTCCAATTGCGGTGATCGTTTTGCTTCCATTGTATTTGGCACCGGCATTAGTAACCACCACGGTTTCACCCAAATAAAAACTTACCGGATTATCAAAATACAACGTTGCCACATCATCTTCACATTCTTGATACGTGGCAAAATATTTATCAAACCATAAAAATGATTTAATAATGTCCTCACTTGCTTGGCATACTTCTTCCACAACGGTGTTGGAATACAACGTGCCAATTCCTAATGTGTCGGTCAATTCCTGACGGGTTACATACGTTGCGGCCATTGCTTCCTCCTTTCCGTTAGGCCCTACCCCCTGGGACTAGGCAGGGGGCAGGGGTACTTTTTGCGTGTTATGGGGTAACGGTCAAACCACGGAACGCGGTTGGGTAACGATTGACCACCGCGACATAACCATATAGGCCAATTTCTATGCGCCCATTCGCCACCAAATTGGCACGCAATTCTATGGTCGGTGATTCATGGAATCGCATTGCGGCGGTTGGATACACCATCGCGTATTTAACGTTAGATGCATCGCCCGTGTAATTAGGGTCCACCACTAGGTTAAGGCCCGCTACGGTTCCATTTGTTGAACCTTGCGTTACTAAACCATTTGCGTTTTGTGGTGCGGCAGCTGCAAAAATTGGGCGGCCGGTTGTATCAACCGCACCCAATAGGCCCGCAAAATCAATGCCATCTTTACCACCGGATGGTGCAACCATAAGGTTGTTTGGTGTAAAGCGCATGACCCCGTAGGAATCCGCAATTGCTTCCGCGATTGTTTTATAAATGGTGGTGTTGTTTGTTGAACCGCATGCATCAACGGCGGTTTTTGCGGCGTAGGCATCGGTTTTTTGTGCATACGATGCGGCCAACTCACGAATGAGTAGGTCGGCAAAACTTGGGTCTGAACGGTCGAACAACTCAACATCGACAACATTTGCTCCGGCGAATTTGACCACGGAATCTTCCTGGAAGGTAACGGCGGTGTCCGTGCTGGAAAATTCTGCACCTTCGGCCGTCAATGCCACACTTGCCTGGGTACCTAAAACCGGCGTGAAAATTTTCATGCCCGCGGCAGGTAGTGGTGCGCGCTCGATGGAATCAATGAATGGACGTGATGCATCAATAACGCCAATGACATCGCGTAAATAAGTTGGTGGAACCATTCCGGTGTTTTCCGCAACGGTTGCAATTTGTAATGCGGCAACTAGATCGCGGGCATCGGTATCACCTTGTGTGGCACGTACTTGTGCCATTGCATATTGGCCGGCCGTAATGTTGGTGTTTACACGCGGTTTGGTGTAAATCGGTGTGTTATTTACGGGGCGTGAGGCTTCTACCTTGTCGGCTTCTACCTCGGGTGTTGGGGTAGCGTTTTCCACGCTGGCCTCACTTTCGGTTGGTTGGTTTTCTTCGGTTGGTATTTCTTGTTGTTTTTCTTCTGGCTCGTTTTCACTTGCCAAAACTGATTCAACGGCGGCCGATGCAAACGCCGGGGTGTGGACTAAACTGACCTCGGACAATTCGGCGCTGGTTACATAAATAATTCCGTTGCGTTCCTCGGAACGGTTAAGTTTTACGCCTACGGATAATCCATCGCGCAAATCTGATGCCTCAATAAGTGCATCATTTCCGGCCGTTGTTTCGGCCACTTTAAATTGGGCGTAAATTCCCGAATCGGTTTGTTGCACATTCACCGCACGCCCCAACGGTTTTTTGGGGTCATGCTCCAATAACAATTTAAAACGGCTATTGGGGATGTTCACACTTCCCTTTTCAAAAACCACATCACCAACATTGGTGTGGCCAATTTCGCCAAATGGCAAAATCTTGCCGGCAATAATGCGCCGTGTGGAATCGGTGGCCTCAATGATTCCCGAAAAAGTTAAATTAATCGTTTCCATTTGGGCTTAAATCCTCCATCTCCATTGCTTGTTCCTGAGTGATGAGATTAAGGGCCAACATTTTCTCAATGACGGCTAAACGTGTTAATGCATCGGCCCTTAAAAATGTTTCATCAATTTCAAAACGCACCACATTGCCAATGGCCGTGATGTCGTTCATACTCAAACGGCCCTCAATTGCGGTGATAAAAGGTTGCAAGGTCATAGAAACAAATTGGCGGCGTTCATCCAAAATATTGGAATAGGTCATGGAATTGTTCATTTCCGAACTCAACAAATATGCCGGCACATTGCAAAGCCTTGCAATTTGGGTGGAAAGAAATTGGGATGCCTCGTTGTAGGCCATTTCTTTAGGGGAAAATGATGTTGTTTCATAACTAAGCGTGCTAGACAAATACGCCGTTGATCGTTGAGCGCGTGCGGCTTTCCATTGTGCTAACAATCCGGTGATTTGCTCCGGCGGTAAATCTGCACCGGTATTTTTAATGTAACCGGTGGGCATTGGTGTATTGGCGGCAACGGCGGCGGCCTTTTCTAAATCCAATGCAGCTTTAATGGTCCGGCCACCACGGGCCAATATTCCTTCACTATCTACGCCCTGAAATGTAATGAGGCTTCCCACACCATCATTAGGACGGCGCACACCATCTACCGAATAATATTCAACCAATGTTGAATTGCGATTA